TGGCCCAGAATCCTGAAATGACTCAGGAGATGGTAAATGCTATGACACAACAATAATATGGAAGAAGTACAAACAGGGCAAGCTGAAGGTGTACACCAAGCAGGTTCACCAGAGCATATTAATGAAATGCTTGCCAAGGTTGACAACGGTGTACAACCAGATGACGTAGGTGAAGAACTAACCTTACAAACTCCTACTAAACCAGAGTGGTTACCTGAGAAATTCAGTACACCAGAGGACTTGGTTAATGCTTACAACCAATTGGAACAACAGTATACCCAGGTCGCACAACAACAGGAACAAGAACAAGTCACACAAGAACAAGTAGCTAATATACAAAATGCTAGTGTGCCCCAGGTAGCAGAAATGCTGGATGAACGTGGGCTTGATATAGATGTGTTCCAACAAGAGTACAACGAAACAGGGGGACTATCCGAAGATGCTTATCTTGCTTTAGAAGAAGTAGGAATATCAAGCAATGTAGTGGATACATGGTTAGCAGGACAAGAAGCAATTGCTGATCAAAACATTAGTAACATTTATAATGCTGTTGGTGGTCAAGAGAACTACGAAAGTATGTTACGATGGGCCAACGACAATCTTGAACAATGGGAAATAGATGCCTTCAATAACTCAATTGAGAATCTTGATCCTAATGCGATGTTTGCTGTTCAAGGTCTTATGGCGAGAATGCAGAATAAAGAGGGAATCCCTCCAAAACTCATGACAGGAGAATCTGCACCATCAACTGCACCAAGATTTGAATCTTTAGCCCAAGTTACACAGGCTATGAAAGATCCAAAGTATGCTGAAGACCCTGCTTACAGGGCATCAGTCGCACAAATGTTGAGTAACTCAACTGTGCTTTAGACTAATAGCTAAAAATAGTAATCATTGCCCCATGCGTGGGATAACTCTGGTGAACTTTCAAGCATCATTAGTTAAGTAGTAACAGCCTAAATAGGAGATTATTATGGCTGAGTTAGATTATACTGCGATACATAGGTCTGGTCAAAATAATGCGTCAGGGGACGTTAGAGGACTATATCTAAAACTGTATGCAGGTGAAGTTCTTACTGCTTTTCAGTCAAAGAATATTATGATGCCTTTGCATCGTGTGCGTACTATCTCAAAAGGAAAGTCTGCACAATTTCCGATGACAGGAAAGTACCGAGATGCTTCCTATCACACACCGGGGGCTGAGATCGTTCCTTCAGCCGCAAAACAAGGTGAAAGGATTGTAGAGATTGATGATTTGCTCATCAACGCACAATTCATTCCCAACATTGACGAAGCGATGACACACTATGACATCCGTTCCGTCTACACTCAAGAAGCTGGATTTGCATTAGCAAAGGTAGCCGATGAGAACATCCTTCGTATGGCGGCAAAAGCCGCTGTCTCAGAGAATGCAACTATTGGTGGATTAAACATCCAAAAGCATACTGCATTTGATGACGAAGATTACACTGGAAACGTAACCTTTGGTGATGTAACTGGTCATACTGCGGCTGCCGCTGATGCCCGTGATCCTAAGTATATCGTTCAGGCGATTATGGATGCACGAAGGGTATTGGATAATTCCAATGTACCTGGGGAACCTTTCATTGTCATGCCTGTTGACATGTACTATGACTTGTTCAAAGTCTCAGGAACCAGTAACTTGAATGACCTCATTATCTTCAACCGTGACGTTGGAGGTGGAGGAAGTGTTGCTACTGGACAGGTACCTACCATTCTTGGTATGCCTATCTACGTAACCCAACACCTTGGTTACTACACCACTGGTACCACTTGGGTTTCCAACTTGTACTACCAAGTAACTCCTGGCTCAGATACTGTTGCCATTGCTGGTAGACCTGCGGCTCATAAGGATGAAATAGCTAATGCCAATGCACCTATTCCATTAGCGAATACTGCTGGTTCAGGTCGTGGTAATCCTTCCAGTGCAGGAAACTCGGTGTACGATGTTCCAAAAGGAGCCTCATCCACTATTGCAGGACAAGCAACTAAGTTTGCTTCCTCAATGATTGCTCAGAAGCTCAGAGCACTTGTAATGACTCAGGATGCAGTTGCTACTGCTAAGTTGATGGATATGTCTGTTGAATCAGAGTATCAAATCACTAGGCAGGGTACACTCATGGTATCCAAATATGCCATGGGTCACAACATCTTGAGACCTGCTTGCTCGGTTGGATTATTTAGTGTTTAATCCAATTATGTAACTCCGCATAGGGAGGACTCTTTAACTAGGGTTCTCCCTTTTTTTTCATCATGCCAGAAGATCCATCTAAAAAACCATTATTATCTAAAGAGATTACGTCTAGCAGACCTACGGTAGAAAGGATGCACCAAGGCACTCGTAATGTAACATTTACACGAGAGGGTGCAGAAGAACTGATAAGACGAGTAAGGTCTATTGGAGTTCAAATGGTCGATCCTCCTATGGACAATGGTAAATGGAAAGAAGTGTTTGCTAGAGTAGGAGAGCATCGGCAACGAGAGGTTACCGACTACTCTTTAAAAGGTAAAAAAGGAAAACCTGTTCCAGAAGGGCTACTTAAAGTCCTACAAAGGAGAGCAGGGGGCATGTTTAATTTTTATATGAATAAAGTAGCAGGACCACTTGGTATTGTTACTGATCCTTATTTTCAATATGGAGCACAAGAAAAATATGAATTTGATAAGAGATTAGGTACTGTAACTGCTTATGCTATGGCTAACCCAGAGTTGGCTATGAAGAACCCAAGTGAACTAGCTGACTTTTTGTTCCGTGAGTCTGACCAAGAGATGTATGAGAATCAATTGTATGGTGTTATCTCTGACTATGAAGAACTTAATAAAACAGCTATAATGCCTGAGTACATTGAGGCTTTACACCAGGAAGAACTATGGAATTTCTTAGAGTCTCCTTCAATGCTATCAGATCATCCCAATTTAAAGGGACCAACTTCTGTACTAGATTTTAAAACACAGTTACCTAGGTTATACTTTCATGGACAAAAGGGGCCAGATCCTATTAAAGAGTTCACACAACAAAGATCAATGAAATGGAGTGAATCTCCACAACCTGAGTTTGGAGCAGGATTCTTTGGTAGTGGCGGGCAAGCCTTAGATATTTTAGCTAGACTTAGGCAAGAGGATAGTGTAAAAGAAGGTTATGTTTTACCTGATCCAGAAGGTGTAGCAATAGAAGTTAAAATGGCAGACTTAAAGAGAAAAATGGGGGCTGCCCATACTACTGGATCTAGGGCTACTAGACAAGGGCAACCTAGTATGGGTCACTTACCATTCGCTGGAGTAGTAAACAAGAAACAAATACCACCTAAGTGGTACGCTGGTGTTCTTGACATAAAGAACCCATTAGTTGTTCCAGGAGATATTGGTTGGTGGACTGTGTGGAATATACTTGGGTACATGTCAGGCTCTACAGAAATTAACAGAGAAGGTGGGGATGATCTTCCAGTATCCCAGAATATTATAGCGGCTGAAAATAGACCTAATTATTTAGGAAAATTTACTTATTGGCCTGAAGAAAACTACTTTGAAGAAAGTGCAGAAAATGGTAACTGGGATGTACCAAAAGAAGTGAGGGACACTGCTTACTTAGGTTCTGGAACTGCATTTCAAAGAGTTATGGAGTATGCGGAAGCCCATGCTAATAAAGAAAAAGACCAATGGGGTGCTCCTAAAACTCTTAAAGGGTACTCTCCAGAAATGACTGATGACGAATACATGGATATGTATTTTGATGATATGAATGCTGTGACTGACTACACAGAATCTGAAACTTACTCATCAGATATGTCAACAGAAGAAAAAGAAGCGATAGCTGATGAAATACTCAAAACTCCTTCTAACTACCTAGAAGATTTCAATTATTTTGTAAATCTAGGGTTCAGAGATTTTCTTCTCAATGACCTAGGTATCGATGGAATTCAATTCTTTAATGCTATTGAAGACAAGTTAAAATCTGACTGGTCTTACATCATCTTAGATGGGTCACAGTTTAAAAACATTAAACAACGTAAGAAGGCAGGTGAAGGCTTTGATAAATCAAAACGACCACACATGTCTAAATATCAAAAAACAGCTAAATATAGAAAGGTATCATGAGTCTTAGTCCAACGTCCAGATTAGAGGCTATTAATACTATGTTGACCAGTATTGGTGAACAACCTATTCAAAACGAAAACGACCTTGCTGGACTATCTGATGCCTCTATAGCAGGTCAAATACTTGATAATGTGTCAAGAGCAGTTCAAGCAAGAGGATGGATATTCAACACTGACTTAGATGTTGAACTTACAACAGATCAACGTGATGAAATAGTTGTTGACCCAAGTATACTAAGAGTAGACACGACATCTCTAGTTAGAAGTGGTGATACAGACATTGTGGAACGTGGTCGAAAGTTGTACGATAGAAAAAAGAATACAACTAAGTTTCCCGCTGGAACTAAAGTTAGAGTTGATCTAATTACACAACTTACGTTTGATTCTCTTCCTGAACCTGCACGTAGATATATAGCAATACGTGCGGCTAGGATATTCCATGATCGTGTTGTAGGGTCAGGTGAGTTACATAGATTCTTTCAAGAAGATGAGATGTATGCGTGGCAAACTTTACTTGAGTACGAAGGTGATGTAGCTGATTACAATATATTCGACAACTACGATGTATTTAGAGTTATTGATAGAAGTCACACTTCATCCTATGACCTTAGACGTAACTTAGTAGACTCAGTAGAAACTGCATAATGCCTTTAATATCTGGAACTGTACCTAGTTTAGTTAATGGAGTATCTCAGCAACCTGCGACCTTACGTATGCCAACTCAAGGTCAACGGCAGGAGAATGGTTTCTCACATATTTCACGTGGGTTAGAGAAAAGACCATGTACTGAGCACCTAGCTGAGATCCAAGGTATTACCTCTGCTAACTCTAATGATGTCTTTATTCACACAATAAGACGATCAGAAGATGAAGCGTATGCTTTACTTATTAAAGGGGGAATATCTGGTGGTGCAGATCCAGTAGTTAAACTATATGATTTAACAGGGTTTGCTACAGGAACTCCAGGTAATGAAGTATACATTCATCCTACTGAACAAACTGGTGCTGTAACGGGTAACGGTATAATTAACACAGATGTAAAAAACTATCTAAAGAACTTTACATCTAGTGGCTCTAATGATTTTACACCAAATAAACTTTCAGTAACTACTGTTGCTGACTTTAGTTTTATCTTAAATAAAACCCAGAGAGTAAAGAAGAAGAACACTGCTCATAGTAATCGTCAATATGAGTCTATGGCTTTTGTTAAGATCGGTGACTATGATGGGCATTATAAAATTCTTGTTACACAGTATGATGTCTATCCCGCTGGACATGAGAAAGCAGGAGAAATAGATCATGATGCTTACTTGTTTCAGTATGAAGTAGAATACGCTACTCCACAAAATAACACCGAAAGTAAGACTCAAGGTGGTAGTAGTGCAGCCGCTAACTCAGCTTCTATCAACAACCAAGCGGCTGTAGTAGTAAATAATATTGCAGAGTCATTGTTTTTTGGTGCTGATAACACAGATAAAGTTTATTTAATTCAAGAGACAAGTAATAACGATCCTATCATAATCTTACATATAAATGCAGATGGAAGCCCAGAATACGTAGGTCAAACAGGTGTAAGAGATAAAGGTGTAGTTAAAACTAGATATAGACATTGGAACCATACAACTAACGAATTTGGTGCTTGGACTTCTATATCTGCAAAACAAGAAGTTGTTGATAGTGTTACCCCAAATGACGACTTTATTAATATTGCAGGTACAACATTTGCTGATAATGATAAGGTTATAGTTCACTCATCAGATGGTCTACCTGCTCCATTAGAAGAGTTTAAAACTTATTATGTTGTAAATAAAACTGCTGGTAAATTTAAGCTAGCGTTAACAGAGGGTGGAACTGCTATAAACCTAACTACTGCTGGAGGTAGCACTCTTTTAGTAACACAAGATAACGCAGGGTTAAAGAATATTAATGATTACTTACCATCTAGTGGAAAAGGATCAGCAACTAGCTGGACTACTAGCTATGTCCATGGCGAAAGTATAATATATATTTCTGCTGACTATGATGAAACAAACTCATACCCTTTTGACATAGAAGCATCTGATGGTAAAGGAGATGCTAATATGGTGGCAATTAATGGTGCTGACGAAGTACCTGCTTTTGGTAAACTTCCAGGGTCTAAAGTTGAACCTGGGTTTGTAGCTAAGATTTCAGGAGATAAATCCACAGGCCAGGATGATTACTATGTTAGTTGGAATGGTAGTGTTTGGAAAGAAACCTTTAGACCTAAGTATTCCCAAATCTCAAACAAGAGGGCAAGAGATCAAATCGATGAAACTACAATGCCAGTACAGTTATACAAGGCATTCGACACCAACGATAAAATCTACTTTATACTAAAGTTAATTGAGTACCCAGGTAGAACTGTGGGAGATGATGTAACAAACCCTTTCCCTTCGTTTGCTGACTATGATGAAGACTTGCATCCTAATGGACTATATAAGATTAACGATATATTCTTTCATAGGAATAGACTTGGGTTTATTTCGGATGAAAATGTTATACTATCTGAAGCCGCTAATTACTTTAATTTCTTTGCTAATACTGTACTTTCTGTTCTTGACACCAGTGTTGTTGATGTGGCTGTATCTAACAACCAAGTAGCTATATTGAAATCAGCTATACCATTTCAAGAGAGTTTGCTATTGTTCTCTGACCTGCAACAGTTTAAACTATCGTCAGATGAGTTTCTCACTCCTACCTCTGTCTCTGTTGCTGTTGCTACAAACTTTGAGACCTCAACGGAAGCAAAACCAGTACCTGCGGGTAAGACTATATTCTTCCCATTTCAACGTGGGGCTTTCTCAGGTATACGTGAGTACATGATTGATGTTGCATCAGAAACCAATGATGCCAATGAGGTGACATCACATGTACCTGACTATATTGAAGGTGTGGTTAAGAAAATGGCTGTATCTTCAAACGAAGAACTACTATGTGTACTTGCAGATGACTCTAATAATTCTGATAGTTTAAAAAGGAAAGAACTTATAGTATACAAATACTACTACTCTGACCAAGAGAAACTCCAGTCATCATGGTCTAAGTGGATATTTGATGCTGAGATTATTGACATGGAGTTCATAGGTTCTGTTGCGTACCTCTTGTTTAGAAGGAATAACAAAATCTATTTAGAGAAGTTAAACCTGTCTGTTGATGTTGCTACAAACACAATGGACGACAAGATTGGAGTAAGGCTAGATCGAAGAGTTAAACTTGAGTGGGATGAAGTTAGTGCTGATCCTCCAGCATTGTCCAGCTACTACAATGACATCAATCATGATAAAGTAGGACAAGCAGTTGAGAAAACAATATCTTCTATTGATGTAGCTAATAATGTTTTTACTTCAACAGCACATGGATTTCAGAATGACTACAGAGTTCACTTTACAAGTACCACTACGTTACCTGGGGAAATCAAAGCTGACACAAAATATTATATAGTCAATAAAACTGACAATACTTTTCAAGTAGCAAAGGT